GATCGGGCGCGGGGGTAGACACTTCAGACACCCTCAGACACCTCGGTGTCTGCCCTTAAGCCTCTGATGCAGCGGCAGGAACCGGGCGGCTAGACACCTCAGACACCTATTACGGCCCCTCACGTGCGCGTGCGCGCGGGCGCAGGTGGGATCGGGTGTCTTAAGTGTCTAAGTGTCTAAAGTCTAAGATAGATGAATAAGAACAACGGCTTACAGGCAGACATGGGTAAAGACACCGCGTCGCGGCGGTGTCTGCCTGCCTGCTCGCGTGGCCGCGACCAATTAAATATCCCGGTTTATTCAAGGGCTTGGGTCCGATGACGACGCCGAGCGCGGGCTCACAAGCGGTTTTGGACGCTGCGGCGGCGGCTGCGGCCGAGCGCGACGCGGCCGAGCAACTCGAGCTCCTCCCGGCCGGCGTCAGTTCCGATCATCCGAACGCGGCGCGCGCGCTCGAGCTCGTGAAGCGCGACCGCGCCGGCCGTCCGAGCGGCGCGCAGAACAAAGCCACCAAGGAAATCAAGGACTTGTGTCGGCGCCTGTTCGGGGATCCGATGCTCGAAAGCTTCCGGTGGGCGATGCATACGCCCGAAAGCCTCTCGGCGCTGCTCGGCTGCACCAAGCTTGAAGCCTTTGACCGGCTTGAGGAAATCCGCCGCGACCTGCGCAAGTTCTTCTATGCGCCGCTGGCAGCGATCGACGGCGAAACCGGCAAAACCGTGCCGTTCTTCCAGCTTCTCGCAGGCGGCGAGCGCGCGCCTAGCGACCAGCGGCCGCCGTGGGACTACCTGGATGTGACCCCGCAAGAAACCCAACAAAAACAGGCACTTCCGCAATCCGCTCCGGCGGTGTCGCACGGCGACGTGTCGCACGGGGAGGGGAAGTGACTGGAAACACTGCACTTTCGGCGGCTGCGGCCGCTGATCGCAAATCACCGGCCTGGGCGACCTGGTCGGCGATGGCGCGCGTCCGGCGCGTCGCGGCCGGCGATCGAGCGCGAGCTCGCGCCGGCCGCATCCCTACCGGCGTCGCGAGCGCGACCATGCCCCCCCGGTACCCCGGCGCCCCGTACCCCCGGGAATTGCGAGGCGCGTCTCCCGCCGCGGCTTGCTCGCGAGTGGCTGAGCGCATGCGATCGGTCGAGGGCGAGCGTAATTTTTTCCGGGCCAAACAGGGGCGCGGGGAGCGCTCGATCGCGCGCGAGATCTACGCCGCGAAAAAGCGCGGAGCCGCAGCGTGATGGGTCACGACTACGGCTCCATGGCTGACGTGCTTGGCAATTCGCGGCCGTACAAGAACCTCACCGATTGGCTCGATGGCGATCCTGAGTTTCGGCGCGAGCATCGCGACGTTGTTGATGCGGTGGTGAAGGATCGGGAGCTCCGCTCCCTCGGCACCGTGAACCTGATGCGCTCGGCTGGGCCGATCAGTGATGCCTACATTTTTGCGCACGATCCGTTGATGCTGCTGAACGGCCCAGGCGGCAGCGGCAAAACGACGGCGTCGTACAAGAAGATCTTGGTTGAAGCGCAAAGGATGAGGCCCGGTCCGGACAGGCAACGCCGATATGTCGCCGGCGTCTGGCGAAACAAATACGTCAATCTGTGGAAGGCGACAATACCGAGCTGTTGGAAAGTTTTCCCGAAGGATCTGCCCGGCTCGAGTTGGACCGGCGCATCACCGCGCGAAGCTGAGCATGTGATCAATTTCGAGGATCGCTTTGGCCCGATCCAGTTCCTCATGCGCTTCCGCGCGTTCAACGAGACGATGGATGCTGATGATGTGCTCGGTAACGAGTTCACCGACGTCTATCTCAACGAGTGGAACACGCTGCCGGAGCACCTGCAGATCGCGCTGATGGATCGCATCGGACGCGATCCGCCGTTCGAGATCTCCGGGCGCCCAGGCCGCATGTTCGGTGATTGCAACGCGCCGAGCGTGACCGAGTACGTCTATCGAGATTTTTGGGAAGCGGTGAAGCCTGGTCATCGGCTATTCCGTCAGCCTGGCGGACTGCATCCCGACGCCGAGAACATCCAAGCGGTTGGTCGCGCCTACTACGAGAACAGCGCGCGCAACAACGCGCATCGGCCGTGGTGGATCAAGCGCATGGTCCACAATCAGCCGGGTTACACACGCGCGAACGTGCCGGCGTGGCCGGAGTATGACGACGATCGCAACCTCGCGCGCTCCACGCTCGAGGTGATCAAGGATCTGCCGGTGATCGTTGGCATCGACGGCGGCCTCACAGCGCGCGCGGTGTTCAAGCAAGAGCGCGGCGACGGTCAGTTGCGGCTCCTGGCTGAGACGTCGATCGAGCCGGCGGGAATGGAGGTTCTCGGCGATCGCATCCTCGCAATGCAGGCGACACCGCGCTTTGCTGGCTGCGCGTTCGTCTATTCCTGCGATCCGGCAATGCTCGCCGGCGAGGACACCGAAGGGCAGAAGTCCGACCGGCAACGGCTCGCCGAGAAGCTCGGCGTGCGCGCGGATGAGATCCGGCCGGCCCCGACGCAAAATCCCGATGCGCGGCGCGAGGCTATCCGCTCCAAACTTCGCTTCACGTGCCCTGGCGGCGAGCCTGGTCTTTTGGTCGATCCGTCATGCCGCACGCTGCGCCGCGGCGCCAACGAGACGTTCCGATATCGCAAGGTTCTCGGCAGCGACGACATCGGTTCGATTGAAAAGACGCTCGATGGTCACACGTGCGAGGCCGCGGAATACGGCGCGCTCCTCTGCGGCACCGCGCTCGCGCGCCGGCGCACGCAGGAGATCCGCCAGCAGCGCGAAAAGCGCCGCGAGGAAACCCGCAAGGCCAAGCGCTACAATCCGCTGCGGAGGCGCGCTTGATCGTCCGCCCGGCGAGCTCGGCCGATCTCGTCTTTGTCTGCCGCAACATGCGCGAACATAGCGCGCGCGAAATGTTGCTCACCAGGCCCGACGATGACCGCGAGGCGCTGGCGCGGGATCTCATCGCCGCAGAACCTTTCGTCATCGCTCGCGAGGCGCTGTGCACGCGATGGGATGAACCGGCGGCAATTCTGGCTGCGTACACGTTTGGTCCGTCGGTCTGCGGCCTACAGGTATTTTCCACATGGGCCTGGGGGTCGATCGCGTTGCCGTTCGTGAACCATGTGCGCCGCAGCTTCGCGCCGCGGCACCTGATCGGCCGCTTTCGCATGGGCGAAACCTACGTCCTGGCGGATCCGGAGCCGGAGCTCCGCTGGTTCGCGCTCTGTGGCCTGCGGCCGTGGGGTGCGCCGCAGCCGCGCGGCCGCAACGGCGAGCTCTACCTCCCGATGGTGTGGTTGCCGCCGGTTGACGCGGCCGCGCCTGGCGTAGCGTGCGCGGGATCCTGAGAACGCATCCGGAGGCCATCCGCCCATGTGCAACCCGTTCAAAGCCATCAGTCGCGCCGTGGCGCCAGTGACTAAGGTGGTCGAGCGCGCGATCACGCCGCCGGGCACCGGCGCCGCTGAAGCCGCCGCCGAGCAGCAGACCGCAGCGCTCAACCAGCAAACCGCGCTGCTGAAGCAGGCGCAGGATGCGGCCTTGCAGCAGCAGCAGGATGCTGCGAAGGCCGCGGCCGCCGCATCGGTCCCGCCGGAAGACAACGAGAGCAGCGTGCAGGCCTCTGAGGCGCGATTGCGCAAGCTTATCGCCGGATCGGGTGCGACCTCGAGCGGCGCCCGGTTTCTCGGTCAGGCGCCCGTTGGTTATCGCCTCCTCACCGGAGAGTAATCCGTGACCACGTGGAAGGAGATCGAGGGTCCGCACGAGGAAATGCGCCGCGAGCGCATGCGCGAGGAGCCGCAGTGGCGTGACCTTGCCCGCATGCTGCGCCCGGATTGTCAGGACTTCAATCCGCGCACGCAGACCGATCGCGATGGCCTCGACAGCTTCGACAGCACGCCGCTGTACGCGCTGGATAACTTCGTCGGCGGCATCTTCGGTGAGGCCACCAACCCGGCTGATCGCTGGTTCGAGCTCGCGATCGATGATGAAGATCTGATGAAGTTCGCGCCGGTGAGGGGTTGGCTGTGGGACAGCGCCAGCGTGGCTTACGCCTCGCTCTCCCCGGCCGTGTCGCAATTCTATTCCGAAGCGCCGGCGTGGTTCGCAGACATGGGCGCGTTCGGCGACAGCTTCATGTGGCAAGAGGAGTACGTCGGCGAAAATCGCCTGATCGAGCGCGCATTGCCGATCGGCGAGACCTTCAAGGACGTCGATGCCGCCGGTGTCACCAACCGCATCCATCGCGAATTCATGCTGACCGGCCGCCGCGCCAAAGGTTGGTGGGGCGATCGCGCGCCGAACATGCGCGACGACGAGCAGGCGCTCTTTGTTCACGCGATCTATCCGAACCCGGATTTCCGCCCCGGCAAGCTTGGCCCGCGCGGGATGCGCTTCCTGTCTTGCTACACGTCGCCGGATAAGACCGACTTCTCCGTCGTCGGCGGTTATCACGAGCTCCCCGCGCACGAGCTCCAATGGAACAAGCGCTCCGGCCGGTCGTGGGCGACGGGGCCGGGCCATAACGCGCTCGCCGACATGCGTATGGCGGACGAGATGCAGCGATCGACGCTGACCGCGATGCAGTTCGACGCCGAGCCGATGTTCCTGGTGCAAAACGAGGACATCATGACCGCGGCGGACATCGCGCCGCACGGCGTCGTGTACGGCGGCGTCAACGAGCAGGGCAAAGATCAGGTCAAGACGCTCGGTCGCGGCGAGAACCTGCACTATCCGCTCGCCGGCATCGAGCAGGTGCGCAATGCGATCCGCGAGGCGTTCTATTTCGGCATCATGCAGTTGGTGAACCGGCCGCAGATGACCGCGACCGAATTTCTCGGCTTCAAGGAGGAGAAGCTCAAGCTTCTCGCCCCGAACCTTGTTCGCATTCACCGTGGCCTGGCGAGCTTCATCGGCCGCCGCATGAGCATCCTGGCGCGCGCGAACCAGCTTCCGCCGATGCCGCCGGAGCTCGCCAATAAGGGCATCAACGTCAATTTCGTGTCGCCATTCGCCAAGGTGCAGAAAGCGGCGAAGGCGCGCGGTGTGATCCAGTATTGGCAGGGCATGGGCCAGATCTTTGCCGCCACTGGCGATCGCGGCATCTTTGACAACGGCGACCAGGACGCATCCGCGCGGATCCTGCATGACGCGCTGAGCGGCGTGCCGGAGATCCAGCGCGATCCCCGTCAGGTCGCCGAGATCCGCCAGGCGCGCGCGCAAGCGCAGGCGCAGCAGCAGCAGCTTGAGCAGGCCGCGCAAGGCGCCTCGATCATCGCCGACGTCAGCCACGCGGCGCAGGCGCTAACCCTGTCGCAGAAGCGTGGGGGCAAGGCGGCATGAACTCGGTGCAGTGGTTTCGCCAAATTTGGCCGTTTCCCCCCGGCCGCGGTGCGGCGATGGCCGGCTACAAGGCGCTCGGCGCGCAGTTCAAACACACGCTCACCGACATCGCGTTGCGCAATTACGTCTTTCACGCGGCGCCGCCGGCGGCGGATCTCTACGCCGCCGGCGTCGCCGAAGGGCGCCGGCAATGCGCGCTCGAGATCTACAAGCTTGCCGGCATCAATCACGATCAGTTGTGGGCGTTAGTCGAGAAAAAACCCGAAGGAAACCGGACATGAACATCCTCGCGAAATATTCGATCTACAACGTGCTGCGCAACGCGGACGGCGGCGCTGGTGCAGGGGGCGCCGGCGCAGGTGCCGCAGCGGGCGCCGGCGCTGGCGCTGCCGCAGGCGCCGGCGCCGGTGCTGGCGCTGCCGCCGGCGCGCAGCCCTTCTATCAATCGTGGGGTCTGGACGAAGCTGCGAGCAAGCAGATCATTGATCGCGGCTTCACCGACCCGAAGACGCTGGTGCAATCGTGGCTCGAGGCCGATCGCATCGCTCGATCGCGCAACGTGTTCGAGAAGCCGGACCCGACCAAACCGCAAGAATGGAAGGGCTACACCGAGCTCGGCTGGACCGAAGATGCGGCGAAGTACGCCGTCGAGAAGCCCGATCTCGGCGAGGGCGGCAAAATTCATGACGGCATTTTCAGCGCCTTCACCAAGGCGGCGCACGGCGCCAAGATCGCCCCGTGGCAGGCCAAGCAAGTCTATGGCGAAGTCGCCAAGGCGATGCAGGCCGAGATCGCCGCCCAGGACAGCGCCGCGCGTACCGCGGCGGCCGAGCTCGACACCGCGCTCCGCGGCGAGTGGAAGGGCGACTATGAGCGCAACCGCACCCTTGCCGGCCGTGCCATGCAGGCGCTCGGCGTCGCCTCAGCGGACGCCGGCAAGCTCGAGGAGCTCTTGGGGTCGCCTGGCCTGGTCAAGCTGTTCCACACCATCGGCGGCATGATGGGCGAGGATCAGCTTGTTGGCCGCGGCAGCGGCGCCGCCGGGCTCGGCGAAAGCATCGACAAGATCGAGGCCGACAAGCGCGCGTTCTCGGCGAACCCGCAGAAGCTCCAAGCGCTCAGAGATCCGGCGCATCCGCAGCACAAGGACGTGTCCGCGGAATGGGCCAAGATCGGCGAGCGGCTCGCCCGCGCGCAATCGCGCGCCGCTTAAGCGTCCAGCATCACGGAGGATCCCTGCCATGATTAGCAATCCGTTCGGCGATAAGGTGAAGAAGTTTCACGATGCCTTTGTCGCCGATCTGCCGCCCGGCGCCGAGACCGGCAGCTATGCCGCATCTGCGCATGATCGCTTCCACCGCAAGCGCTACGGGATCAATGGCCACGTGGAGCACGGCGAGTGGTCGTTCCGGTTTGCCGAAGGAAAATTCATCGACGCGGTCCACGCGCACCGCGCCGGCGCGATCTTGGGCGACACCAACGATTGACGCGCGCCCGCGCGCTCTAGTTTGCGTCCCCATAACCCAGCGAGAGGGCCGGCGGG